TAAACAAAACGCTTCTTGCAACGTGTTTAGTGGCTTCTTGAATAAGTCGTAAGTTCTCTTTAAAGAAGGAGAAGAGAACAACTTTATTAGCTGGGTTCTGTTCTAGTACATCTTCTATGTACTGTATCACTGCTTCTAACTTAGGTGTACCTGATGTGGGTGGCAAGATTCCTTGATTGATTAATTTGTTAGCGTACTCACTTCCATGAGTATTGGTTGCATCTGCATATTGTTTTGCAGACCAATGAACTAAGGATGGGTTGTCACAAAACATTCTAAGGACAATTAGTTTTGACATGATGTCACCTTGGGCTTCTTTATTTCCCGATGATCCATAATAGTGACTCCAGATATCAAAACTTCTACCTGCCTGCGTCATAGCTTTTTGAATGGAGTTCAGTAAATCATTAGCTATCTTTCTATACACAACTGCACCAGCAGTGTCAAAAGGAACGGGTATTACTTGTTGTATAACTTGTGGCAATTGATCGGCAATGTCTTCTCTAGTTTTGCGAATCATTACCCCTTGCATGCTCTGGTGTAACTGTTTTAGGTTACGGTATCTATTTGGCTTACCATAGTGATCTCGGACAATAAAAGTCCTATCAAACACATCTACTTTGCCAAGAACTTTGGGGTCAACAAACTCCATAATAGAAAACAGTTCTTCTGGTTTATTCTCAATTGGCTGTCCTGTCAAAGCAAACCTGTAGTGATACCTCTTGCCAATGCGCTTTATTAAGCGTGACCTTCTTGCTTTGGCAGATTTAATAATGGTTGCTTCATCTACAACTATGGCATCAAAGGTATGTTTGTCAAAGTCAGCTATATCGTTCTTTAAAGATTCGGAATTGACAATAACATAAGTGGAACTAAGTGAGGTTCTCCATTGTTTCTTGCGAGTGCTGATTGTACCATCAATGACCGTGCACGAAGAATCCGTAAAGCGTTTTATCTCACGCTCCCATTGATACTTTAAAGAAGACGGAACAACAATCAATGTTTTCTTTATTTCTTGTTGATCTTTCAAAGACTCTAGTGCGGAAAGAGTTGTAATGGTTTTACCAGCGCCCATGACTAAGGCCAATAGCATTTGACCTCTGTCAACCATTGAGTCTGAAGCTTCCTGCTGAAAAGGGTATAAGTTACCTTTAAACATGTAACCACCATGGAAACACCGATGCTTTAGAAATAGCTTCATGTATCTCTGAGTCTGTCATATCACCAATATCTTTTGCTGTTGTGTGAGCATACTTCAACCATAGTACTGGCTGTCTAAATGCTGGAAGACTTAAATATAATTTTTGGGCAGAAGCAATACCAGCGCTGTCATTATCTAATGCAATTATAAGTTTGTTTACATGATAGGACATCAACTCTATTTGCTTCTTACTAACATGCGCACCAAACGAAGCAATACCACAACAACCACTAACGGCAGTATGGATGCGCACAACATCAAGGGGAGACTCAACCAAGATGCATGTATCACAATCCGCTTTGTCCATACCGAATAAGGTATTGGATTTAATAACACCAACAGGGTAGTTTAAAACTTTATCCTTTGATTTAGTCTGCCAACCCAATAGTTCTCCAAGTGGTGACACTATTGGTATTATCCATGCGTTATCTTTCGCATCCCATCTAATGCCATACCTGCGTATTGCTTCTCTATCTAGATTGCGAGATGTCAACATGTCATCGGAGGGCACTTGAAACTTACTGAAAGTAAACCAGTCAACTTCGGCTGTAGGTTTCTCAACAGATATTGGGTTTAATAATCGAGACAACCCTCCTTGAATAAGAAATTCGTGTACTGCAACAATAGAATCAGGTTCTCCAGTAAGGTCAGAAACCAAATGAGATAGTGTGCCACGAGCACCACATGAGTAACACAACCATAAACCGCTTGAGGCATTCATGGACCATGATGGCGATCTATCTACTTTGCCAGTGTTCTTTAGGTGAACTGGACAACGTGCAGATATCTCAGTATCACCTACTCGTACAACATCAACTCCTAGTTGCCTAAGAACTTCTGCAAGGTCAGTAGTACCATGAATCGCTGTCATCATTATCATCATCCTCTCCAACCTCTGTAAAGTCCATGTTATTCCAATCCCAGTTAATTCTGATCTCACCTAATGGAGCAGAACGAGCAAGCACTACACGGATAATAGATTGATTGTCTATGTCAGGGTCAGACTCCACACCAACAATTAAGTCTGAGTCTTGGGCAAAAGAAGATGTGTATCCAATTGAATCAGCAGTAATGCGCCTTGACTTCTTGTTACCTAACTTCCAAGACAGTACCTGTGTTGTCCCAATGACTGGAATGTCAGAATTTTGTGCAAGTCGCTTAAGTGAGCGAGTGATATTAGTTAATGCTTGAGGAGAGCCTTTGGGTTCACCGTTCTCATCGTCCATTAGATAAACACCGTCAACAAATAAGATGTCGGGCTTAAACTCTTTTACCTTTGCGGCAAGTGCACTAACCGTTGTCAGAGATGATGTATCTTCTGTAACAATAAATGGGTGCATGTTCTTTCTCATGCGTAAGGTGTCCGTTATCTTTGCTAGTTCATTATTGGTGAGTGAACCACGAAGAATGTTTGTGTACGAGACTTTAGAAACGATTGCGTCGTAACGTGCTGCTTGCTCTTCTGCTGACATTTCAAATGATACAAATAACGGAGATTTTCCGTGAAGGTGAGCAGCGTTAGCCATGATTAGCGTCATCAATGACTTACCCTTTTTAGCTTCACCTACAAAGGTAATCAACTGCTGTGGTCTAAAGCCAGATGTTATTCTGTCAAGACCCAGTAACCCAGTAGGTATACCACGTAAGGCATTAGGTGTACTTTGTAATTCTTTGTACTTGTCAACTCGTTGTTCCCAAGTGTCAATCAAGTTAATATCACGAAGTCGTGCAGTCTCTGCTGAGGCTAACTGCACACCCTTAGATAATTCAAGAAGTGCTTTTGCTGTATCCCCTGATTCCAAAGATGGTACAGCTAAAGCCATTGCCTCTAACAAATTGCGATGTCTGTATGCGTTATAGACTTCATCAATTAGCGCAGTGAATGGTTCTTCTTCCGCACTGATTAAACGAATATCACCAAACTCTTGGCTTAGTGCACGCTTTGTTGGCACCTCTCCATGATCTCGCCAAAAGGTGACAACCCATGACCATACCTTTGACCACTCTTTGGTAAAGTGATCTTCTTTAACTCCAGACTTTAAAGCAACAGTTAAGTCTTTAGTTTGTATTACCTTGCTGATTAAGAGATGTTCTGCACTAGCCATTATGCTGACCACGCAGTCTTAGTAGAAACAACTGTTGACCTAAACCCAATAATCTTTGCGTGCTCTTCATCTGATGTGTACACCTTCTTTATTGATGGAAAAAATCTTAAGTCGTGTGCTAGTTCCTCAATTGTTGCGTAGGCAAAAACTGAAGTAGATATCCCTTTTCTAACTAACCACTTCTCAATACTGTCAACAAGATACCCTGGCAATAGAGTATAAACAACTATCCCTACCTGATATCTACTAATTAAATCAATAGCATGTTTGATAGGAACATCATTAGTCTGCCATTGTGCTAGATACTGGTCCCAGTTCTTACCAGCTTGAGCAACAATTGATCTTGCTTTTTTTATACCTGTAGGTTCTGAAGCTAGTACTCCCTCAAACATTGTGGCTTGAGATATCGGAGAAAAATCAGATAGGTCATTCCCCTGCATAATGTTCCATTGCACGATAGTCCTTGCCCAAGAACGGCAAAACACAACAGCACTCACTTAAAATTGACTTAACACGAGGTCCGTAAATATCGCTTAAACGAGATAATGGAATTTCGCTAGTGATGATCGTTATCAACTGCTGTTCGTATCTGCTGTTCAGCATTGACGTAATTGCTTTCTTTGTAAAGTCGGTCATTCTTTCTGAACCTAAGTTGTCCAACACTAAAATGTCATAAACAGAGTGAATGTACTTAAGCATGTGCTCATCTCCGTACATCTCTGGAAGCTCATGGTCTGGATTCATCTCGTCATATGATGCTTCTACAAACTTTTCTGCTGTAATAAAGAAGCCACTTAAAAGATTGTTTAGTACAACTTCCCTAAGCACTCCGCAAGCAACATGGGTTTTACCACTGCCAGAACCTCCAAACAAATACAAACCTTCGCCACACTCTCTATTGTGTTCAATGTTGTCAATCCACTGTTGGGAGTATGTAACAACATCGGGACTACCTAATTTGGTGTCATAATCATTTAATGTTTTTTTAGCAAACCGTTTGGGTATGTGCGCATTTTTAAGTCGCTCTTCAGGTTGCCTATTGCGCCAGTACTTGGCAGATCTCCACTCAGTCATTACTACCCCTTTTCAGTCTCTTGTCCACAGTATATTCCGAGTAATCAAATTTTGCTATCGGAGTGTCAACTTTCTTCTTTAATGAATCTAACCTCGATGCAAAGCCTTTCCAAGTAGGAACATCTTGAGGTAACGGAGTCTGCTTTATCTCATGAGCAAACATGTCAATCATTTTGTAAATCTGCTCAACAGTTACTCCCTTGCTTTTTAGAGTTTTAAAGATTTTCATCAAAGCTATGCCGTTGATTGGAGCATTCAAAGTCATGGCTGATCCTGTAGTTACATCTCTGAAGTAGTTAACCATCCCACCGTTGTACGGTTTCTTCTCAACAGGAAATTTAATAACAGGTTCATCTGCTCCTATAGTTTTGCCTCCCCAATCGTCATTCTTCATTCCAAGTAGGCTTTCCTTTTGGACCAACAAAACGAACTCTAATTTTTTTACCGTTTTCTACTGGGGTTAAAGACATCCGTGAAGACAATACTTCCTTGCCCTTTTCATTTAATTCTTTGATGCTGTACTCCCACATCCATACCATTCCTTTTGCCATGATCAAACTCTCCTGTCGTTTATACGAAGTTGCTGTGCCCAACGAGTGTCCGTTGAGTATAGATCCAGTTGCGTAAGTTTTTTAGAACTTGCTTTTTTACTTTTTTCATTCTTAGTATTATTGTTCTCTCTTATTTGGGTGACACTGGAGTCACTCAATATGAGTGTCTCTGGAGTCACCACAGTAGTGTCCCTGGAGACACCCCTCAGACCCCCAGTGTCTCTGGAGTCACCCCCATTAAGTAGTGCTTCTGCGGCTGCCGTATTGTACGTAATTACGTACACATTTGGCATGTTCTTTCCGTATCTACCCATCTTTACAGTCTTGCGGATTACTCCAATCTCAACAAGTCTGTGCATAGCCCGAATAACAGTTCGGCGGTTATACCCAGTGTCTCTTGCAAGAACATCGTAGGTGGTAGATAAAGTTTGATCGTGAGTATTCATGTAAACAATTGCGCATGTCAAAACATGTAAAGCAACAGAATCCCCTTTCATATGTTTAACTACCCAACTAGGTATAGATACCCAAAATCCTCCTAGTTGTGTATTTTCTCCAGTGTGCACTTTTTTTATTCCCATATGGTTGTTTCCTCTCTGATAGTCATGTTATGCTCGTATTACGTAAACAGTTCCCTTCTCCTGTTTACTATTGCGAGTTACTTAGTAACTGCGCAAGGTTCATATTGTGGTGGGGCGCTGGTTACCCTTCTTTATCGGCGCTCCACCCTGAACTACTCGTTCAGCAATATGCTGATTTGTTCAAGAACTCCAAAACAGTTTCTTTGTCTCCAACAACCGTGGTTGCTTCTTCACCGTGTACTTCAGTAAGCACCCAAAAGCTTTTAAAGATCGTTGGGGCTACATCCTGTGTAGGTAAAGGGGTATCAGCTTTTGTCGCTTCCTGGGGCTTCCTAGGGGCCTCTGGAAGGTCATTAGCTTCTTGATTGCTTACTAGAAGCGGAACCAAGCCATTGCACAAATCAAGAGACTCCATGCCTAAAGAATTGGCATAGGTTATTAGCTCGTACACAAGAGCAGTAGGTTCACCAGTGCTCACTTCTTCGTCCCACAGAACAAGTACAGAAAAATGACCGTATCCATCACAAGCGTCTTTAACAAGGTTGTCAACTTTAAGAACACGTTGAGCCGCTGCTTCTACTTTAGGGTGTACTTTCCCGTCTTCATGCATGATAGAAAATTCAATCTCGTGCGAAATCAACCAATCTAAAACTCGTGCTTGACCATCAGTTGGCTTACCAGTCCACAGATAAACAAACTCATCTGCGATTGCTGAAATATCTGATAACCCAGTTTCAATGACATTAGCACTAGCGTTGCCTGTACCACCAATTATGTAATACCTTCTCATTTTATTCTCCTATTGTTTATTTTAAAGACTTGTGATGTGCCATATCCCCTAGATAAGTTACACAACGTAGTACGGTGTGACAAAGCCCAGCAAGGGTTGCTATAACTAATCCACCAATCCACATATTGTCAATGTCTACAATGAAAGAAGCTCCGTATGACATTGCAACTCCAGCAAGAACCTTAACCCAAGGCATTGCTTCTTTAGGCAAAAGTAAATCAACAATTTGTAACACTTTGTAAACGGCTAGTGCACCTAGTATGTAGTTCATGTTTCTCCTGGGATCCAATCGTAGTTAATTGCTGTGTCTATGGATGTGTCCAGTAGCATAGTGACTGGGAATAGATTTGGCAACAACCTAGTAATTGTTTCTTGAGTTTTTGTACGGTTGGGCGAATAAGTAGAATAAGATGCGTATTGACTACCAGACCATTGATGATCTGCCAAGTTGTTTTGATAAACAAAACCGCCAAAGTCTGAGTCCCCATTAAAGAAGTCGCCGTAAGTATTAGGTTCTAACATCCATTCTGATACCACTGTTGATTGCCCAGCACCTAGTCCAAGGATAAGTACTGGAAAGTACGTAGCAGTAGTTGATATGTTTGGGTTTAATATTACTTTCCTACCTGTAGGAGATAGATTGGTTGCCACTACTTGATTAGTTTGAGAAGTTGTTGCCCAATTAGACCAAGAGGTAGATGCAGAAGCATATTGTGCTCCCCAAATAAAACCAGCAGAAGCTGTTGTGATTTGAATAGATGACCAGTATTCGGTGTCAGCTTTTATAGGGACACCAACTGTTGACAACAAGGAAAATTGAGCTGAGGCACTTCCTGTATTAGATACAGTTATGTATTTACCATTTTTGGTATAACTAACTGAAGCAGTCTGAGATGATAAGTCCCATTTTTTAGTTCCAGATTCTATTACAAATAAAGAGTCAGCAATAAGGTTTGCCTTGCCAGCATGCACATTAAATTTATAACGAGGGCTTGAAGTAGACTCAACAACGTCCACCTCAGATCCACTGATAGCAATCAAAGTCTGTTTAACGGCATCTAGCGTACCTTTACGTTTACGGTAATAAGTAAGGTCTTTAAGTAATTGCCTTACCCTTGATGTACCTAAATCTTGAGGGGTAACCTCTAATCCAAACATCTTTGATAGTTGTTCAATAGACTCAGCTTCAGTAGTTTCTGGGTCATACTGTTTAACAACGGAATCAATTAATGTCCTAGTCCTATCAAATTCAAAACCAAATATATCTAAAAAGCGATATAGGTAGCCTCTGTTCAAACCTTCTGGGTCTGTGTCTCTTCCATAGATGTCTTGCTGACGATGGTTAGATGGGATACGACTCCATAAAGAATCCGTAGTTTGATGTGTGAAAGGAACTAACTCTTGTAATGTGGCAACTCTCTCATACCAATTAACTCCAGTGCTACCAGTTCCATTTTGGTTCCAATGCAAGAACAAAGAGTAGTACGCCCACTGTCCAGATGGCAAATTGGTGTGAGTATAAGAAAAAGTAGTGTCACTAAATATTTGCCTTTTTATAAGTATTCCATCAGCAACAGTTTCAGGTGCCCCAGTTGATGAGTATACAATTACTACTCCTTGTATTTTTGTTTCTGTTGCCACATTCAATGCAGGGTTTGTTATTAGAAAGTTAGACCAAAATAGTTGTACTGAAGTATGAGTTGTTGCTATTGCCTCAAAAGCAGCTGTTACAACGAGAGCGCCAACTGGAGCTATGAAGCCATCAGAACGTAATGAACTATCATTATCAACACGTGTTAATCCTGTTGGAGCATCAGTTTCAGTTCCACGAACATAAGAACCAAACGGGTTAGCGTCAGGGCTAGCGCCTGTATCAACTCGTCGTATTCTAAAAGATTTATACGCCACTAGTAGAGACTCCTCCACTAATTGTTACTGCTAGTTCGGTTAGTAGAAGTAATTCTGTGTCAGCTGCTTGCACACCTTGAACATTTGGAGATGCCGATGCTGTATCTATAACACTGGAAGAACCAGTAGTAAACCTAGTTATGTTTGCGTAGTCAACACCGTCAACATTTAATATAGTTCTGTACAGAGTTCCTAATGAAATTGTTTGACCAAACGAAATATCGTCAAAATTAAATAAAGTTTTGATAGCAGTTCTTATGTTGTCTTCTACCAACTCTTGAACATAGCTAGGAAGAATGGCTACAGAACAACTAATCTTTGCTAAGGCAAGCACTACAGAAGGCATAACAACAGAGTTGACACCTATCATTTCACGAGGTTGAATGTAGTCGTAGATCAAATCTCGATACGTTGAATCTAAATACAAAGGACTAGTTGTTGGTGTTCCTGTTAATGTTCCATCATAATCATCTGGAGTGTTTAAAGCAAATATTTTAACTTGTGCATTTTTAAATGTAGCAACAGATGAAACGCTAGCCGATGCAACACTGGCAGATGTTAGAGCGTAAGTAAAGGTATTACTTGTAGTTCCTGTTACTACGTATGTACCATCAAACGTATCATCAACTCCAAACACTCCAACATATTCTCCATTTGAAATAGAGTGAGTAGTAGAAGTAGTCAAGGTTGCAACAGTTGCTGTTTTTGCTTTGTTACTAATAACCCCTTGTTTTGCAACTGCTCCTGTAACTACCTTTGCTTTTGTTTTAGTAATACCTGGAACACGTAAAGTTAGTTCTTCATAATCTTGCAGAGAAACTGCTCTGTCTTGAGATCTAAAAGAAGTTGGTATGTTTGCTTTTAGTGAAGTTATACTTTCAGAGTTTGCTCCACCAAAAGCTCGCAAGGTGTTTGGGGTAATGACAATGCCATCGTAAGCTGGTCCATAAGCATTAGTTAAAGACTCAAAAGCGTTGACTGAGTTGGCTGGTACGTTACCCGCTGAACCTCTACTCCTACGGTAAGTAATAGTTACGACTGCATTTACTGTAGGTATTTTCCCATGTACGCCATTACCAAAATGCAATTGAATTGAATCGTCTGATTGAAGATCGGTTGAGTAAACTCTATCAGAGTTAGTACTCTCTATTAAACGATCAACTTGAGAGTATCCAACAACTGCACCAAAAATTCCTTCAGCTACTGTTACATCAATAGAGTCTTTAACAACACCAATTTTAGATAAAGTAAATTTTTGTGAAAGTTGCCCGTTGCTGGTAAAAGACTCTGTAAAGTTTTCGCCTTCAGTTAATCGTAGGGTTGCTGGAGTTGTTTTAGCATATGTTGAATACCCAGAGATTGTGGTTCCACTTGCGTTAAAAGCTATTGCTGTATTATTTGTGAATACTACTGAATCAGCAGTTTCTACTATGGGTTTAGCTAAGAATCTTGTGTTTGCTGGTATTAGAATAGGGTTTACATCTGTTGCAAGTGATGCAGCAGCATTTAAACTGATAGTAGTTTGAGCAGGAGTTCTCCCGTGAGGGATGTAATCTAGTAAACTTGCAATTGCTAAAATTGACGAACGTCGTGACGCTGTGTCTAAGAAAGCTTCTTTTGCTGCTTGATCTACATAGTAATGTAAGATGTCACCCATATAAGCAACTAAATCAACAAATAACATTCCAAAATCAGAATTGTCTCTTGACGACCATTCTGGGAAAATAGAAGATGCACGTGCTAATAGGTCAGAGCGAATAGATGCATAATCTCGGTTGGTGTAGTCAAATGTGCTCATAAAGAAGAGTCCTCGTTTAGATCAGATGGAGTAAGTACTTGAATAATTGCTTGGCGTGTTCCAAATGTTGGAAGTTTGTACTCTACTGCAATACTAACAGTTGAGTCATCTAAGGAACTAGGTCCTAAGATATACATATTAGATATTTGCGCTCCAGAAATGTTTTTTTGCAAACCACTCAAAGCCTCTAGTTTAAATTCTTCAAAAAATAATGAATCAAAATTTTCAAAAACTAAAGCGTCAGTGTTAGCGCCATATGATGGTGCCATTGGTCGTTCAAACATAGAGGTTAGTAAATAATCTGTAATCTTTTGTTTAATTATTTCGTCAGTGGTCTTAGCCGAGGCAAGCCTTCCAGAAGAATCTATTTGCATAGGTATTTTTAAAATTGACATATTTATCCTTGAACTATGGGGTTGACATTTAGAATAAACATATTTGTGTATTCTCTACTATCAGTAGCAACAACTACTTGAGTTCCTATTGCAGGAACTGGCCATACTCCATCAACTTTTTGTCTACCAATAAAAGATATATCCAAAGCAATCTCTGGTCCAAATTTAGAAGGAATACGAACTTTGATCTCACCAGTAATTTCATCAGATGAAGAGACTATGGCTCTGTGTATATACGGACCAAAAATTTCAGTATACATGAGCAAACTCTCTTTCTGTTTTCCACAAGTTGTTAACAAGTATAGATTCAGGAGCCTCTTTGTAGATAGAGTCATTACCTATAACTAACGGTTCTTCATTAGTTGAATCGGTTTTTAACTTAAGTGTTGTAATGTAATGTTTATTATTGATATGATGTGTAGCTTCTTCAATAATCCAGTAGCCATCAAATTTAGAATCATATGGGCCAATATTTACTAATCGTCCAGGCATAGCGTTAGAAACACCTATTACAGATGCTGTTGCTACCATTGGGTAAGACTCTCTAGTATATTTTCTTACGTACTCTTTTAGAGAATCCTGAGTTGTTGTGTTTATTATAATTTCATTAACAAATTTAGTTTTAAACTTGCTTCCAAGACCACTGTTCTTATCTTGAGTAGATGAATAGGATATTTCTTTTCCTAAATTGTCTAAAGACTTAACTATCCAATCAGAGGCGTTACCTTCTGGCGTAACTTGCCCAAAAACACCTTTAAACTCGTATATGTTTCCAGGAAGCCTTTCTGCGCCCTTAGCTCCATTTAAAGTTTGTAAGGGTATTGCTGGAAGCAATTTAAAGTATGAAGAAAAAGAATCGTAGACATTTATATGTGTTCCATGCGCTGTAACAGTGTATCCAATTTTATTAGCTGCAGATACAAAAAATTCCCAATCACTAATTTCGTTTTGACTCAACAGTGGAAATACATAAGCATTGTCAGGGACAGAATAAGAAAAACCGTATTTTTCTGCCATAATAGATGTTAATTGTTTTATTGTTTTTTTCTCGTAAGTTTTGTTTTTAATAGCTTTCATTTCGTAACTACTGCCAAAACAAACAACTTTAGCCATTTGAATTAATGAGTCATTCACTGTACCCATTTTTGTACGTGCTTCTATTTCTACATAGGCTACATACCCTGTAAATTGTATTAAATTTGCTTCGTTATTTCCAAGAAGTATTTTTACGGGTAGACCTATATAGGAGGTAACTGCAACACCAGGAAAGCCTGCATAAGTAATGGTAGCCATATCATGTTTATTCTCAGAAAAAGATAGGTCAACAGAAGCTATTTGAGAGTATGGTACTGTGCCTTGCTCTATAATCACATCTAAGATTGGAACTTCGGGAAAAGCATTTGAAAAAATCATAGAGGTATACGTATTATGTCGTTAGCTGTTAAATCAAAACTAAATTCTAATTGAGGATTTAAATCTAGTAATCTCCAATGCTGAGAACTGTCTCCATAAAGTTTAGCTGCTAATACCTCTATTGTGTCACCTGGTCTAACTATATAATTTTGCACAGATAGACTACTTTGGTTTTTGCGTATAGCAATGACTGATCCATCGTCATTTACTGCAGTGGTGTATCGGGAAAGAGAGTTAATCATTAGGCTTTACTTACTATCATATCTAAAAGTAATCCTGCTTCACCACACGCTACTGGTCTTCTCATTTTTATAATTTGACCCACTGGAAAAGTAGTATCGTTAAAAGTTACTTTTAAGTTAATGTTTAATTCTATCCAAAATTTATCTTCCAAAAATGGACGTGGAATACTTGAATCAATTGTATTAGCTGGAAATAAAGGCCAAATCGCTGGGTCTGCTGCACTAAGTTTGTTGTCTATGTATTTAAAGGTAGCTCCACCTATCCATCCAGAAATACCTTGATCTGAAAAGTTGGAAACTTCACCAATTGTATGCACCATAAAACTATCATTATTAAATTCATTTAAGGTTCCTGCACTTTCGGCTAGTGTTAATGGGTTTGTTTCCGTACCCCATTTAACAAGAGCACTGTCAGAAGGTGCTCCTTTCACTAACGTATGAGGATTAGGGGCATTAATTTGACCAAAACCTCGTGTGCCTGTAGAAGCATAGGAATGCCACCACATTTTTATAGTTCCATCCCATGTAAAAATTGCTGCCGCTCCAGCAGCTGTGTCTAAATCTTCTTTTATAAATCGTTTTCCATTTTCAGTTAAGTTTAAAGCAAAATTAAAGATGTGATCTTTTTTACCTAGAGGAGTTAACACATCAATAAGTTTAAGGTAGTTACCATCATGTTTAATATCTTTATAAATATCCTTAGTTCCTTGTCTAAGTTGGTCATAAAGCACTACTTGACTTGCTGATAAATTTGAAAAATCTGGTTCTGCGCTGGCGTCTGACGTTCCATTACCACTGGACCCATCACCAGCAGAAGTAAGCATTGTTTGTTTTTTAGCAAAACCAATGTATAGCGCTTGTATTTGTAAAGTGACCACAGCTTGCGTTGGTATAAATGTGTTAGTAAATTTGTGAATGTTTACCGAACTTTGAGTAACAAAACCTTCAATCATCATTAAGTTAGACAGCATGATACGCACTGGGGAAGGAACTAGAAAAGCCGTATTTCCTATGTTTGGATTGTCTTTAAGGGAACCAGAATTTGCAGACCAGTAGTCATTGCCAGTTTTTATATTTGACTTTTTATCTTGATCGTCAGTATTATCATCTTCAACGTCTTTAGGAGGATTATTCTTTGCATTTCTTGCATTGGTATCTACTATGTTCTGAAGAGTTGATATTGTTTCTTTATTTATTCCCTGACCAATAATAGAATCTAAAACAAATATGTCAGCAAGCACCCCTATCTGACAAACCCACGATTTATTATAATCTGAAGTCATATATCGTTGTGCAGCGTTTAGGTCAAAAGGATCGGTAACACGCTTAGATGTTTTTATAGAACCACCTTTTGTAGTAGGTATATACGTTCCTGAAGCTACTTCCGCTTCTCTATTAAACATCAGCCTTAAAGTGTATCCAGATTGCCCAGGAACGGGTACTGTTAATTGACCTGGATCTTGATTAAAAAAGAATTGAGTGCTTATAGCGTTGCCATCAACAGTACGTTCAAAAGACTCTGGTTGAAACTGAAAGTTACATCGTCTATTTTTGATATCGCTAGCGTCCCCCATTCTAGCGTAGAACTCATTTAATCTACGGATGTACCCACGCACTGGTTGGTATGTTTGATTATTCATTGTTCTTGCTGTTGAACCAGGCCAAATAAACGCTGGATTGTCAAGTTCTCCCTGTTTAGGTTCTTGTATACCATTAGAAAAATTAGAAGTAGAAGAGCTATTCGGTACTTTTTTTGAACCCCTTATTTCTATTTGTCTTTCCCATGAATCAGCAGATGGCATTATGTTGTCCTCAACAATTCTTGTCTAAGATCTTTATCTATCAATCGGGCTAATTCTTGAGCCATACGGTATGCATCAGACGGATTGTTTCCAGTAGAAGTTACATATATGTTAGGCGCTATTGTAACACTAGTGTTTCCACCAATTTTTACGTTTGGTTTATTATTACGTTTTGGTGTTGTTAGGTCTTCAGGATCTCCAACAGCTGCAGACATTCCTGGAAGTACTCCTGCAGTATTCCATGTATCACGTTCTGGAAACTGACCAACACCTTCTGCAGTTCCCTTAGCCTCCATTGTTGTTCCATCACCTAAGCTAATAGCTACGTGATGTGCGGCTGCTCCAGCTTCTTTTCTAAACAGCAACGCTCCCTTTTGCTTTTTGGCTTCTTCTGGAGTTAATTCACCACCAGTTTTCTTAGTAAACTGGTACAAACCCTCAGCGTTTGTATTACCAAAACCAGGGGCTTCGTAACCAGATTGTTTAGCTGCCCAAACAACAAGACCACTGCAATCAAATGCAGAAGGATCAGGGTTTGATAAATCTCTGGCTGTGCCATAAGCATATGTATCTCCCTCCGCTTTTAGAGCTTGGTTTACAAACGCTTCAGCCTTGTTCGTCGCAACAGTTTCTAGTTTTGACACACCTGGAGTAGCCCCAGTGCTGGGAGTTGGTGCATTGGTTGAACCCAGCATGGATCCTTTACTACTAATTCCTGCACCACCTGCTGCTCCATCATCAAGTAACGATTGTAAGTTGGTTGATTCAATTTGTTGTGAAGCACTTGTAGTAAATGAACTTTGAACGCTGTTTAAACCTGCTTGATATTCAGCCCTAGTTCTGGGAAGTTCAGCAGGTTGTACGTGCCATGGTTCTCCGTGTTCACCACCAAAAGCTTTTAAGCCATATTTTGCTGCATTTTTTTCTACCCAATCTATATCTCCAGATAAGTCTGCGGCAAGCCCTAACTCGTGCATTGATGTTCCTGGAGGAGCAACTGGCGCTCCAGAAACATGTCGGTATTGTTTACCATTATAGGTTGCATCACCATCTTCGCCATTTGGTACTTCTACATATCGGGAAAGAAACAAAGCTTTTTGTTCTGTTTCAGATCGTGCACCGCTAGCCAATCCAACTTTTGGGTTGTCTTGAAACATTTTAAGCAATCTGTTTTTAAATGATGCATTCAATGGAGAAAACTCAGGAGAGTTAACAATGTCGGCTAACGGTATTTGACCGTTCTTAAGAGGAATAGTTGCGCCTTTTGTATTGTCTCCATTAACTGGGTCACCCCTGAGTACAGCGCCAAGACCCATTATGCCTGCGCCAATAGCAGCACCAACACCAGTAAAACTAGTACCTACCATAATTCCTCCGCCAGCAGCCATCATTGCTGACCCAATACCTTTTCGCCCAATACTTCCTCTAGTTCCTATGTTTTCACCAACGATACCGCTTAGTTTTTCTTCTAAGCCTCCAAGTGCTCTAGTAACTGCTTGAGTATTTTTTTCAAATTGGGCTAAATTATCAGCATTTCTTGCGTAATAATTTTCATCACGTTTTTCTGACACCCTTGCAGTTTCCTCTGCTTGCGAAGCATAGTTGTCTTCAATACCCATAAGGCGACGATCAGAAGCTTTAGAACCTTCGGGAAGATCTTTTTTCCCAGTTGTCTTTCTATACGTTTGAGTTTGCTGCGCATAGTCTATGTATTGATCAACCATGTCTTCAGGTACTCCAGAAGCCAAAAGCATTGCTCTAGTATTTGAACCTTGTTGTTTGGCGCCTTTTAATACTCTGTCATTAAGCAAACCTGTTCGTTGTACTACCTGTTGCATTACTTCAAATGGTGTTCGCTGTTTACCACCAAGACCATACATTCCAGTTCCAAGCATCATGGTCATACGGTTGTTGGCAGCAGGCCCAGCTAAAGTTGCGGCTTGTTGCGCTAGTTGTTCTGTACTAAGTGAATATCCAGAAGAAACTCGCATAGAAGCATAACCAGCGGCGCTTTCTTTACTTGCTTTTAGACCAGTTGCTGCTTCTAACGCAAGTAAGGTGCTTATTCCTCCATAGCCTAAGCGCTGATCAGCCAAAGGAGTACGCATTTGATTAACGTACTGCATTTGTGAAATACCCTTAGTTTGCTGGTAGTAAACACCTAATTTGTCTGCACTTAAAGAACGAGAAAGATTGTTATCCATTCGGGCATTCATAGCATTGATAGTTGATGTAACTGCCTGTAATCCTACGGAGGCTGCTCTACCATAAGGGTTAATTCCTGCTTGTCCACCGCCACCACCACCAGTATTCGCTGGTTCTGGCGTTGCAGGAATAGTACCGTTAATAACTGTATTATTCTGAATAATCATGTGAGCTGGAGGTGTTATAGCTCCAGTAGTTGGGTTAGCCCCTCCACCGCCTATTCCTGCTACTCCGCCAAGTCCTTTTATCCTTTGTAAAGCGGCTAAGGTAGCGTTTAATTTTTTATTAACGCTAGTTAAAGTCGTATCTAATGCCTTAAAATCGGTACGAATGGTTGTAATACCTTTAACCAGTTTCTCCATCTGGTCAACGTCAACTTTAAATTTAGCTTTTAAGTCACCTAAGTTTTTTTCTGCCATGATTACTCCGATCTACGCCAACGGCTCATTGCCGCCCAATAAGTGCGCTGACGCACTGTCATCATTTTGATATCGGTGAGCGAAAAGCCCTTGTAAACAGATGCTATTGAATCGTATTCCCAGTAAGTCCTTACTAGATTAGCCAAATAAAAGTGAGGCCCAGTTTAGCATTATTGGAAAAGGTTTTTCGCAATGGGCACAGTGGGCTTCCACCTCCTTGATTTCTGGGCCAGGTTGTGCTGCAAGTAAACTATCAATGATTGTGGCACGGTCTTTCATACCCAGGCTTTTAGCCCATTTCTCAGTATCTGCAGGAGGAGTAACACCTTCCCACAAAGCACAACGAGATATTAAAACGGTGTTTTGCTCTGGAATAGTTTTTGCTTTCTTACTAACTGCTTGACTATCTCCACCTGTAACTAGGCGAAATGCCTGCTCTTGTCCGTTTCGTAGTTTAATTACTAATGGTTTTTGCGGGTTACTTTTAGGTTGTTTAATAGGAAACTCCGACATGCTAATAAGCACATCATTAGATTTCTTACAATGAGGACAATTGATTTGGTACTCACGGTGTTCCCCATAAGTGGCTCTTA